GCCAGTATTCCTGCTGGCCCTCTGGCGGCTCGGCGTCTTGCCACAGTTGCCACTTTACTATTGGCCGCTTCTCTACTGGATGCGCAGGTACGACCGTAAAGCCTTCCTCTGCAAGCTCCCGCGCTGCCTCTCTCACTCCCTCGCGTGATTCCACGGCCTCAGCCATTGGCCGCTTGGCTGGGGCTATATAGGTCTGGCCGGAGCTCTTCGCGCTTGATGCCGGTGATGGCCTCGACGCTGACCACGCGCTCGGCGGGGATCTTGTTAGCCCATTTCCATTTGTAAACGCTGCCGCGTGAGATGTTGAGGCGAGAGGCAAGCTCGCTAATCACTATTTTTTGCCAAATGTCTGTATTGCTCATCGCTGCGAATGTACACCTTTAGGTAGACAGTGGCAACGGACAGGGATGTTTTTGCAAAAGTGTTGCCAGCTGTCACCTATTGCGATACATTCATAAACCAACTTAGTTAAGGGAGAAACAAGATGGAAAAAGACATTGCAGGCCGCATTCGCGATCTGCGTCGTGCACGCGATCTAAGTCTGCGACAATTGGCTGAAATTTCAGGGATTAACCACAACGTGATCTTCAAATGGGAGACTGGAAAAGCAACGCCCAATCGCGCGAACGTCGTGCGCCTGGCTGAGCTTTTCAACGTGAAACCTGCCTGGCTGCTTTTTGGGAGAGACGACACAACGACCGGCCTTAACGTCCAAGACACTTTTGCTGCGTTATCGGTCAGTTCACAACAACAAATTCATGCGTTGATTTCCCACTTACTGGAGGTGGAGAGCGCTAAGGAAACCATAAATGAAAAAGATTCGTAAAGAACGTCAAAGATTGTGGGATACCTATATAGACCTAGCGGCCACCGAGGCCACCCGCCCGCTCTACGAGTTTCGCGGGCTCACTTTTCACGAGGTGCCTGGCTGCGAAATCTCGCGACCATATACGACTTGGCTGAAGGAGATGTCTGAGTCGCCTTACCTGCCAGAGTCGCGAAAATATCTAATGCAAGTTGCAACGACTCACAAAGAATTTTACGAAGGTGAATTCGGCGAGTCTTTGCTGATCTTGCGGGATGCGAGCTTTGTGGCGCTTCGCATCGGCTCTGACATGCTCTATGTCGCGGTAAAACCTTGGGACACGCACGCCATGCGTTCGCACGCGCGAGCCAAAAACCTCATTTACGACCTGCGCAACCTTGAGCTCGTTTCTCTTAAAGAAAACAGCGAAGGCTTTGAAAACGTGCTGATCGCGTCGTTCTGAATTAATTGTTTCAGCTGTCACCAAAACGTTGACAGTGTGCTAGGTCATCTGTAGTGTTCTGCGTGTCACCAACACGGAGTACACTGGATGACCGACACAACGACAAAAAACGGCAGCAACGAACCTAACCTCGAATCGCTAGTCGCCCGGCTCGCGGAGCTCAAAAAGCTGGAAGACGACGCCAAGCTGGCGCGCGTTGAGCATGAAGCTCGCATTCTGCCATTCCTGGACCAGATCGAAGAAGGCAGCAAAACCACCACCCTCGCCAACGGCACAAAAGTAACCGTCAAGAACGGCTACAACCGCCGGCTGGATCAAGAAGGCTGGAAGCGCATCAAGCACAAGATCCCAGAAAACTTGCGCCCGGTGCAGGTAAAAGAAGTGCTGAACGACACGTCGCTGCGCTACCTCAAAAATAATGAGCCAGATTTCTACAAGGAAATGGCGGCCGTCGTTACGACCTCCCCTGCGAAACCATATCTGACAATTAAGGAGGCGTAACAATGGCCTTTGATCTCAAGTCGATTTCGTCGACGCAATCCGCGCGCGCGCTGTTCGCGCTCACCTATGGCACGTCTGGCGTTGGCAAGACGACCTTTGCGGCCGATATGCCTAATCCCGTCTTCATTCAAACCGAGGACGGTGCCGGCAGTTTGACGCTGCAGGCGTTCCCGCTGGCTAAGTCATACGACGACGTTATGTCGGCGATCACCGCGCTTTGCGAGAAGCATGATTACAAGACTGTCGTCATTGACTCGCTTGATCATCTAGAGCCGCTGATTTGGAAGAAGGTCTGCGACGACAACAACGTGGCGTCGATCGAGCAGCTGACCTACGGCAAAGGCTACACCATGGCGCTTGATCTATGGCGCGAACTGCTGTCTGGCCTGCGCCACTTGCGCGACAACCAAGGCATGAACGTCATGCTGATTGCCCACCACCAGATACGCAAGCACGCCGATCCAGAGCTCGAGCAGATCGATCGGTACGAGATCAAGCTCCACGCCAAAGCCAGCGCACTGGTGCAGGAGTCGTGCGACCTGGTGCTGTTTGCCAAACACAAGGTGATGGTCAAGAAAGAAGACACAGGCTTTGGAAATACGCGAGCTCGCGGCATCTCCACCGGCAAGCGCGTGCTCTGCACCGTCGAGACGCCAGCGTATGTGGCCAAGAATCGATTTGGCTTACCAGACGAGATCGATCTCAGCTGGGACGCACTCACCACCGCAATGAAAACCAAACTAGAAGGAGCAGCCTGATGGCTCAGTTTCAATTTAGCACCGCTGGTATTGATCTTGATGAAAGCGGCACAAACGGCCGCAAACCTGTGCCAGAGGGCACCTACACTGCCGTAATCATCGAAAGCGATTACAGGCAAAACAAGGCTAAAACTGGCCACTTCCTCAAGTTGAAATTTGAGATTACGAAGGGTGAGCACGAAGGTCGTTACGTTTGGGAAAATCTAAACGTAGATCACCCGAAGGAAGACACAGAGAAGTATGCAAAGCGAGATTTGGCGCGAATAGCAACGATTTGCGGCCACGACGACTTTGAAGACACGGAAGTTCTGCATTACAAACCGATCGACATTTACGTCAAAGTGCGTGAGGCGTCTAACGGCTTCGACGCGAGCAACACGGTGAATGGCTACTCAGCACCAGCTGGCTCCGCTCCACCGCCACCGGCTGCGCCGGTAGCGCAAGCCGCGCCAGTAGCAGAGGCGCCTGCACCAGAACCTGCACCCGCCGCTGATGCGGGCAAAAAGCCCTGGGACAAGTAGCATTGGAAGTGCTCGCTGCATCAGAAACGCTTGCCGCCATCAACGGCGGTATTGAGGCAGATCAGGACTCAGCGCCTGGTCGCCTGCACTTTGGTGCGTCGATCGCTGGCGAGGAATGCAGCCGCAAGCTCTGGTATGGCCATCACTGGGTCAAGGCTCAGCGGCATGGCGCGCGACTGCTGCGCCTTTTTGCTCGCGGCGAGACAGAAGAAGTGCGCTTCGTGAACTACCTGCGCCGCGCTGGCGTGACTGTTTGGGAGGTTGACCCGGACACCAACCAGCAATGGCGCATCTCAGACCACGCCGGGCACTTTGGTGGCTCGCTTGATGGGATGGGCATTGGCGTGCCTGACGCACCCGACGAGCCGCACGTTTTAGAGTTTAAGACCCACAACGCCAAGAGCTTTGGCGACATGGTCAAGCGCGGCGTTCTCGAATCGAAGCCCCAGCACTACACTCAAATGCAAATCTACATGTCCAAAATGGATGTGCAGTGGGCGCTCTACATGGCCGTCAACAAGAACGACGACGACCTGTACCTAGAGCGCGTGCCGCTCGACGCAGCCCACGCGCAGCGCATGCTTGATCGCGCCAGGCGCATCATCACTAGCGATCGGCCGCTCGAGCGCATGAGTGACGACCCCAGCTGGTTCAAGTGCAAATGGTGCGACTTCTATGACATCTGCCATGGCACCGACACGCCGGCGATGAATTGCAGAACCTGCGCCTACGCAACGCCAATGATGGATGGCGACGGCCGATGGCACTGCGAAAAGTTTGACAAGCACCTTGACGCATCGATGCAGCGCACTGGCTGCGACCACCACAATTTTATCCCGCCATTGCTCGCTAATTGGGCTGAGCCCATCGATGCGGACGATGACGGCGTGACGTACACCAACAAAATTAATGGCAAAGAATTCACCAACAGCCACGGCCGATATAGCTCGGCCGAGATCGCAGCTGCAGCGCCAGAATTAATTGGCGACGCGCAGATCGACCGGCTGAAGTTTGAATTCGATGCCCGGTTAACGGGAGTAGGAAGATGAAGCTAGAAGCATTACCCCTTGGCGAAGTCGTTACCGGCGTTGATATGCCGGTACGCAAAGGCTCAACGAAGACAATACGCTGGGCCCAGTACCTAAAGAAAATGAAAGTCGGCGACGCCGTGCGCGTGGCGAACGCGAAAGAGCGCGACGCCATGACTCACCATTTCAAGGCCAACAAAGCCGGCACTGTTAGCTCGCAGGTCGGCGACGGCAGCTTCGTCGTTTGGCGCACCCGGTATCGCGCAAAATGAGTGACGACTGGACGCTAGTGCTCAAAGAGATGCGCGACGCAGCCAAGGCTGACCAGCG